ATTTAATGAAAGAAAATGATAAGTGGTATTATATTATGCCTCCAAATATACCACTTTTAAAATGTGAATTGGGGACTGCTGCCCAAACTTATCTTTGGCAGCAGATAGAAAAGGCAGAAATTAAAAAGAAGGATGCAAAGCAATTTCTTGCAGGAAATATTTCTGAGAGCCTTTATTTGGAAGACAGTGATGATTATTTTTTTAATAATCATTTAAAAGAACCATGTGAGAGATATATTCAAGAGAATTATTCAGCATCTTCATTTAGAAATCCTTTTAGTAATATGGGATGTTCTGAGTTAGTTTTGCAAGAGTTTTGGGTTAATTATTCGAGACAAACTGAATTTAATCCAATACATTCTCATGGTGGTGCATTATCTTTTGTTATTTGGATGAAGATTCCAACTAAATCTCAGGAGCAACATAATTTATCAATATCTAAAAATACATCTTCTCCAGCATCTTCAGATTTTCAATTCCTTTATACTGACATTTTAGGTTCTATTCAAGGTATGACTTGGACAATGGATCCTGAAGATGCTGGATCTATGGTGGTTTTTCCTGCTATGTTGGCACATCAAGTGTATCCATTCTTTGAGTGTGATGATACTAGAATATCAATAGCTGGTAATTTATATTTTTCAACGAATGTATTTAAACTAGAAGTTGATCAAAGTAGAGGTGCTCCTATTCACAAAAATATGCTATAATAATTTTATTGAGGATATAGAATGGATTTTTTAAAAGAAGTAGTAAAGGAGATAGGTGACGAATACACACAAGTCGCATCAGACATCCAAGAAAACGAACAATACATCGACACAGGTTCATACATCTTTAATGGATTGGTGTCGGGTTCCATTTATGGTGGCGTATCTAGCAATCGCATTACTGCCATCGCTGGTGAAACCTCTACAGGAAAAACTTACTTCTCCCTCGCAGTTGTCAAGAATTTTTTGGACTCTAATCCTGATGGTTACTGTCTTTATTTCGATACTGAGGCTGCTGTTAATAAAGGATTACTTGAGTCCCGTGGAATTGATTTAACGAGATTAGTTGTAGTAAATGTAGTTACTATTGAAGAGTTTAGGAGTAAGGCACTTCGTGCTGTAGATATATACTTAAAAACATCTGAAGAAGAACGCAAACCTTGTATGTTTGTGTTAGATTCTTTAGGTATGCTTTCCACAGAAAAAGAAATAAATGACGCTTTAGCAGATAAGCAAGTAAGAGATATGACTAAATCTCAACTTGTGAAAGGTGCTTTCAGAATGCTAACTCTGAAGTTGGGTCAAGCAAACATTCCACTAATAGTAACAAACCACACTTACGATGTTATCGGTTCTTATGTCCCAACTAAAGAAATGGGAGGAGGCTCTGGCCTCAAGTATGCCGCAAGTACGATTATCTATCTTAGCAAAAAAAAGGAAAAGGATCAGAAAGAGGTTATTGGAAACATTATTAAAGCTAAGACGCATAAATCAAGACTCTCAAAAGAAAATAAAGAAGTAAACATACGTCTCTATTACGATGAAAGAGGATTAGATCGCTATTACGGACTCCTAGAACTAGGGGAACTTGGTGGTCTGTGGAAAAATGTTGCTGGACGCTATCAGATCAACGAAAAGAAGATATATGCTAAAGAAATTCTTAAGAATCCTACCGAATACTTCACAGATGATATAATGGAGAAGTTAGATAATATTGCAAAGGAACATTTTAGTTATGGTTGATTTTATTCTTAAGCAGGATAATTTACTAACTAAAGATCAATGTGATCAAATTATAAAATGGACTTTTGATAATAAAACATTTACTGATGGTAAATCACATTCTGGATATCAATTTTGTGAATTGATGAATTATGGTGGATCATTTCATAATGATCTTTCTCCATCTGCTTTATTCCCTATTAAAAATGTAATTGATACTTTATTGGAATCTTATCAAAAAGAATATCCAGAATGTGTTAATATGAATCATTGGGAATTAGAGCATATCAGATTTCAGTGGTGGAAACCAGGATGTTTCTTTAATGGATTTCATTCTGAACATATGAAATCAGAACCTTATAGGGTTTTAGTGTTTTTAATTTATCTTAGTGATAATGATTGCTCAACCATCTTTAAAAGATATGAAGATGTTGAAACTAAAGCAGGTCGTGGTATACTATTTCCAGCATACTTTACTCACGAACATTCAGGATCTCTTTGTAAAAAAGGATTGGATAGGTATGCACTCACAGGTTATTTTTCTTTTGTATAATGGAACGAATTGAAACAACTATTCTCCGAAATCTTGTATTTAATGAAGAATATTCTAGAAAGGTAATTCCTTTTATTCAACCTGATTATTTTGAGCAGAAATCAGAAAAAATTATTTTTCAAGAGATTACTCATTTTATTGTCAAATATGGATCAGCAATAACTGTAGAAGCTCTTAATATTGAAATTGATAATAGAACAGATCTTAATGAAGATGAGATCAAGGAGACTAGAGATATATGTAATACATTAACTGATATTCCTGCAGATCAATCTTGGTTGGAGGATACTACAGAAAAATGGTGTAGAGATCGTGCTATCTATCTTGCACTTATGGAATCCATACATATTGCAGATGGTAATGATGAAAAAAAGAATCGTGATGCTATTCCAACTATACTCTCTGATGCTCTAGCAGTTTCTTTTGATAATCATATTGGACACGATTATCTTCAAGATTATGAAGAAAGATACCTCTCATATCACAAAAAAGAAAGTCGAATTCAATTCGACCTTGAATACTTTAACAAGATTACGAAAGGAGGTCTCCCAAATAAGACTCTCAATATCGCTCTTGCAGGTACTGGTGTCGGTAAATCTCTTTTTATGTGTCATCTTGCTTCTTCTGTACTTTTAGAGGGTAAGAATGTTTTATACATTACTCTTGAAATGGCAGAGGAAAAGATTGCTGAAAGAATAGATGCTAATCTTTTAAATGTTCCTATTCAGGATATAACAGACTTACCCAAACCTATGTTTGAGAGTAAGGTAAATAATATTAGCAAGAAAACGCAAGGAACGTTAATTATAAAAGAGTATCCTACTGCATCTGCTCATTCAGGACATTTTAAAGCATTACTAAATGAACTCTCATTAAAGAAATCCTTTAAACCTGACATAATATTCATCGATTATCTTAATATCTGTGCTAGTTCACGATATCGTCAAAACACCTCTGTCAATTCCTACTCGTACATCAAAGCGATTGCGGAAGAACTCTGTGGTCTTGCGGTTGAGTCGAATCTTCCGATTGTCTCGGCTACTCAAACTACTCGTTCTGGGTACGGTAGTTCTGATGTTGATCTTACTGACACCTCTGAATCTTTTGGTTTACCAGCCACCGCTGATCTTATGTTTGCTCTTATTAGCACTGAGGAATTGGAAGCGTTAAATCAAATAATGATAAAACAACTAAAGAATCGTTACAATGATCCTACATTGTTTAAGAGGTTCGTTGTTGGTATTGATCGTGCAAAGATGAGATTATATGATGTTGAGCAAAAAGCACAAGATGATATAGTTGACAATGGTAAAGAAGAGGAGTATAATCCAGAAGAACAAAAACCCAAAAAATCATTTGCTGGATTTAAATTCTCATGACTTTAAGAACTCATACGATAGTAAAGAAGAATGAACAACATAATCAAGAATGGAGTTGGGAAGAAACTCCTGAAGTTCTAGCAGCACTAGAACAACTAAGAAAATCTGAAGAAGCAACAAATGTCTAATCAAGTTGATACCCAAAAATATACTGAGTTTGTAGATGCAGTTACATCTCAAGAATCAAAAGATTATATTTCATTTAACTCTAGGTGCTTTGAGATACAGAAAGATCCTGATGGAATACCTGTTCATCGTTTATTAACTGCTGCTCTTGGTATTTGTGCTGAAGGTGGTGAGTTTACTGAAGTAGTAAAGAAGATGGTATTCCAAGGTAAGCCCGTGAATGATGAGAACATCTTTCATATGAAAAGAGAACTTGGAGATATAATGTGGTATGTTGCTCAGGCATGTATGGCACTTGATACTGACTTCAATGAAATCATTGAGATGAATGTAGAGAAGTTAAAGGCAAGATATC